ATCCCAATTAAGTGGATTCTACTATGTAAATAATGAGTTAGCACATTCGGTAGGATATACCGATACTAAAGTACAATTAGGTTTATCAGCCCAAGAAGTTCAAAAGGTATTACCTGAAATCGTACATTTAGCACCATTTGATATGGATATAGATGCGGATACCAAAGAAATAAAAGGTTCTAAGAGTGGTGAAAACTATCTAACAATTGATTATGATAAATTAGTTCCACTTTTAGTAGAGGCTATTAAGGAACAACAAACAATCATCGACAAACAAAGAGATGATATAACGGAAATTAAAGAAATGCTAAAAATACTCATTGGCAACAAATAACTATTTTTAAAAAAACAATATATTTATACAATATAAAACACAAATATTATGGGATTTACATACGAATGGAAATTAACAGGACTTAAGAAGCAAAATAGTGAAAACATTAATGATGCCGTTATTGGTACACATTGGAAACTAATAGCTACAGACGAAGATGGTAACGAAGGAACTTTTACCGGTGCAACACCATTTAGTATTGATACAATAAACACAGGTAGTTTTACAGCATACAATGAATTAACAGAAACACAAGTTCTTAGTTGGATTAAAAATCACGTAAGTGGTTCTAATGCATCAACTAACTATATGGAACATATCAATGGGGTAATTCAAAGAGAAATAAATGGTAAAAAATGGGTTAATATAGACGTTTCTGAAATAGACCTACCGTGGTCACCAACATCTGGTAGTACAACTCCATATGTGGCTGAAGCAGCTCCTGTTTAAACAAAATACAAAAATATAATTGTAGATTGTAATATCGATTCTTAATAATTAATTTGTGTTTTGAATATTTTGTTTATATTTATATGAGTATTACTGTAAGTTATTACTAATACAAACTTAAAATACAAATCGAAGAAATAAAATGGCAGAAAGAATCGTATCACCTGGCGTATTCACAAGAGAAAATGACCTATCCTTCTTAGCTCAAGGAGTTGGAGAAATTGGAGCGGCATTTATAGGACCTTTTAAACAAGGACCTGCATTCGTTCCAACAATCGTAAGAACACAATCAGAATTTGAAGATATCTTCGGAACACCTGATGGAACTTATTATACCGAATACGCAGTACAAAATTATTTAAGAGAAGCTGGACAAGCAACAATCGTAAGAGTTGCCGGTATTGGTGGTTACTCACAGGCAGCACCTTTGGGTATATTAGCATCCGGTTCTCAAGGCAAAAAAATAGTTGGAGTTTTATATTCAACTAATTTTGGCGATGAGGGTGTTGGATTTTTAAATGCTTCTACTAATATTACAAGCAGTGTATCAATATCTGGTTCATTTGTAATATCAGGACTAATTAGTTCTGGTTCTGGAGCAGCTAGTGTATCAGCATCAATTTTTCAAGAAGCTACAAATGATATTTCTGATGTATTTGGTGAATCTCCATTCGGTGCTAAAGCAGCTTATGGATATTTGTATTTTGAAAGTTCATCATTAGGATTTAAAAATGATAGTGCTTTACAAGGTGTGCAAATATACGAAGTTAACTTACCAACACAAGTGTATGGTGATGCTAGTGAAGCAGAAACTCCAATCGTAGTATCTCAATTAATTAGTGGTGAAAGATATAACTTATTTAAATTCGAAACAATAGGACATGGTACATTATATAATACTAAATTTAAAGTTGGTATTTCTAATGTAAAAGCGGCTGGTGAAGATGGTTCAACTGATTATTCAACATTTACTGTAACCATTCGTTCATTTAGTGATACTGATAAGAGAAAGAGTGTAGTTGAAACATATAATAACGTAAACTTAGACCCTGCATCTCCTAACTATATAGCTAGAAGAATTGGTGATAGAAAGTTAACAATCGATTCTAATGGAAAATTAACTGAAACCGGTGATTACTCAAATAAATCAAACAATGTAAGAGTGGTTGTATTAGATGCTAATTCTAGTATCTTAGGACCAGGTTCTTACCCAATATCAGCAGCACCATTTGGACACGCAGCATATGTGAATCCAATTAAAACAAATTCTACAACTGAAGATGCATGGGTGCCTGCAGTAAATTATCAAACAGGCTCAGCAAACAACACATCATCATCTCCTATATATTTTGCTGGATTTGATTTTGAAGATGCATATAAAGCAATAGATAACAAACAATATTTAAAACCAATTCCTGCCGGAGCATTAAATGGTGCTAACGTAGTATTCGCATTTGATTCACAATTATCATATGTAATGACTGGTTCGGCATCAACTGATATGGTTAAAAGACAATTTGTATTAGGATTTCAATATGGGTTTGATGGTACTAACCCAACCGTAAGAAAAGCTAAGGCTGGTGATACTGATTGGGGAAATTCAAACACACAAGGATTTGATTGTTCAAACGCATCACAAAATGGTTCAATAGCATATACTAAAGCAATCAACGCAGTATCTAATCCTGATGAATATGATATCAATATGGTGGTAACACCTGGTATCGTAAGAAGCCTTCACCCATCCGTTACTTCTAAAGCAATTGATATGGTTGAGGAAAGACAAGATTGTTTCTATATCGCTGATTTCAATGATTATGATGATTCAATTACTGAAGCAACTGAGCAAGCAAATTCAGTAGATTCAAACTATGTAGCAACTTACTACCCTTGGATGAAAACAATTGATAGTAACACAAACAAATTAACTACAGTTCCACCTTCTACATTGTTACCTGCAGTATATGCAGCAAACGATAGATTGGCGGCTGAATGGTTTGCACCTGCTGGTTTGAATAGAGGTGGTATTACCGGAGCAGTTAGTGTATTGAATAGATTAACACATTCTGAAAGAGATACTCTATATGAGAACAAAGTAAACCCAATTGCGGCATTCCCTGGACAAGGTATTGTAGCATTCGGACAGAAAACATTGCAAGATAAGGCATCTGCTTTAGATAGAATCAATGTTAGAAGATTACTTATCAACTTGAAAAAATTCGTTGCATCAACATCTCGTTTCTTAGTATTCGAACAAAATACTTCGACAACTAGACAAAGATTCTTAAACACTGTGAACCCTTACTTAGAATCAGTACAACAAAGACAAGGACTTTATACCTTTAAAGTTGTAATGGATGAAAGTAACAACACACCTGATGTAATTGATAGAAACATATTAGCAGGACAAATTTTCTTACAACCGGCTAAGACAGCGGAATTTATCGTAATAGATTTCAACATCTTACCAACTGGAGCAAGTTTCTCAGCATAATACGAAAATAAAGGAAGTAGATATTTATTAATATAAAATAAAAGGATAATAAAATGGCAGAAATATTAGAGTTTGACAAGATGTTCTATACGAACTTCGAACCTAAAATGAAAAATAGATATGTGATGGAGATAGATACTATCCCTTCATATCTTGTAAAGGCAATGAACAGACCTACAGTTCAGTTTGAAACAATTTCTTTAGACCACATCAACGTTAAAAGAAAATTACAAGGTAAAGCTGATTGGCAAGATTTGACTATAACATTGTATGACCCAATTGTACCTTCTGCGGCGCAAAAGGTAATGGATTGGATTCGTTTAGGACATGAATCGATTACTGGTAGACGTGGATATGCAGATTTCTATAAAAAAGATATTACTTTCTATTTGTTAGGACCTGTTGGTGATAAGATTGAACAATGGACTTTAAAAGGTGCATTTATTCAACAAGCAAACTTTGGTGAATTAGATTTTTCATCAAATGAAGTTGCAACCATTGAATTAACACTATCTTACGATTACGCAATTCTTGAATTCTAATTTAAGAAAACATATAAAAACAAAGGGGATATCAAAAGTATCCCCTTTTTTATTTCCAATTTTTTAATTTCTATGTATTTATATATACAAACTTAAAAACGAATAACGTTATGGTAGAAACACAATATGATTTTCCAACGGAAGTATTAGACCTTCCATCACAGGGTAAGGTTTACCCAAAAGACCACCCATTGGCTTCGGGTAGAATTACTATAAAACATATGACAGCAAAAGAAGAAGATATTCTTTCAAATCAAAATCTTATTAAAAAAGGTATTGTTTTGGATAAATTATTTGAATCTATTATTGTTGGCAACGTAAATCCTAGTGAAATTATTTTAGGAGATAAAAACGCTATTATTCTTGCAACTAGATTGTTGGGATATGGTCCGGAGTATCTTTTTAAATTTTATTCATCTAAATTAAATGAAACAATTGATGCAAAGGTTGATTTGGGTAAAGTAAAAACAAAAGAAGTAGATTTATCATCGTTTGATAATAAAAATGAATTTGAATTCGTATTACCATCTAATAAGAAAAAAATTATATGTAAATTACTTACACATGGTGACGAAATAGCAATAGATAAAGATATTCAGGCTATTGAAAAATTAGGTGGTGCTGGTGCAGAAATTACAACTCGTCTACGTTATATGATTCAATCGGTTGATGGGGATAATTCATCAACAACTATAAACAAATTTGTAAATGGATTGTTGGCAATAGATAGTAGAGCATTAAGAAGTTATGTAAAAAAAATATCACCTGATGTTGATATGAAATTTACTCATATCCATGAAGATGGAGAGGTGGAGGAGGCGCCTATCACTATGGGTGTCAGCTTTTTTTGGCCTAGCACGGAATCATAGTATTCAAGTTCATACCCAAATATTTGATATGGTTCAATATGGGAATGGTTTTACCGTAATGGAACTTTATAAAATGCCAACTTATTTAAGGATGTTTTACTATAATAAATTGGTAGATGCTAAAAAGAAAGAAGCAGATGAAGTAAAAAAATCAAACAAAGCAAATAATTCAAAAGTTAGGGTTAATAGATAATCCTAACTTTTTTTATTAATAGGATATTTATAGATGTTAAACTACAACTAATATGAAGAAATATAAAATATCAAAATCCAATTTAAAAGAATTTTTTGGATTATTCGGTAAAAAGAAACCGCAAACATTGCAATCAATCATAGATGCAGACCCGGTAATGAGAAAATTAGATAATGAAATGGAAGATATTGCTAAAACTTTTATTCCTAGAATTAGAAAAATAAAAGATACACAACCTGAATTATTTAAAAAAATGCAAGATTTGGGTATTATAGATAAGGATTTTAAATAACATTGATTTAAATGGCAGTAGCACCACTAACACCAGCAGAACAGGCAGAATTAAATCGT